GCTAATTTTTCATTAGGATCTAATGTTTCAGCAGTACAAAATCAAGATACTACTACACAACAAACACCAGTATTTCAAATTACTAATACTACACAATTAGAAACAACTGGAGATGCACCTGGAGATAGAGGACCAACAAGTAGTGAGGATGAAACAGAAAATGTATCTGTAAATGTAATTGGTCCCCCAGGAACTGATTCTGCAGGGACCGGAACATCAAGAGGAGAATAGATAAATATAAAAAAAAAATTTAATAAAAAGAAAAAAATATATATTTATAATAAAATACAATTAATATGGGATATTTAGATAATTCATCAGTAACAGTTGATGCTATTTTAACAAGAAGAGGAAGAGAATTACTATCAAGAAATGATGGGTCCTTTCAAATTACTCAATTTGCATTGGGAGATGACGAAATTGATTATACATTATTTAATGAAAATCATCCAGATGGTTCACAGTTTTTTGGTGAGGCAATTGAAAGTCTACCATTAGTAGAAGCTTTTCCAGATGAAAATAATATAATGATTCATAAATTAGTTACTTTACCTAGAGGAACTACTAAATTACCTATTTTACAAGTTGGTTCTACTTCAGTTAATATAGGATTAGGTCAACAAAATACAGTTTCACCTCAAACATTTAATTTTGCGGGTGTAAATAATATAGTAGAATCAAGTGGCTACTTATTTACTATTACTGATAGAAGATTATTAACTAGTTTTAGCGGGGTAGGTGCAAATGCTACTGCAGCAAGAAGTATCCCATTTACAGGAGAAAGATTAAGTCAAACTGTAAGAGGTCAATCAGTTACTTTAACAGCTATTAGTAGTACTACTTTATTTGGTAATAATAGTACACTAACAACAACTTTAACTGTAACAGGAATAGATTCAGGTGCTAGGATAACTATACCAGTTACTATATCTAAAACAGTAACAGCAACATCTTTTACAGCTACTGCTACACAAGGAAGAGTATTATAAAATAAAAATAAAATTAAATGTCAACATTTGTAAGATATAATAGCGGAGATATAGTATTAAGTACTGATAAAATTAATAGTAATGCATGGACCGATGGTCTTAATACATTAACTACATTTCATACTGCTTCTACTGAAGCTCTTAATTATGCTAATGCAACTAGTTCTGGAATGTTTTTTCTAGATGTTTTTAAAGTTGCACCAAATAACGTATCATCATCAGAATTTTCCATAGCTTATGGACATAAGGCAGGTTCGGGTTCATTAGATTTTTCTACAGGTGTGGGAGGATCCGGATTTGGAGCATCTAGAACAATATATAGTCAGTATAGACAATTAGTTTTTGGGGATGAAAGTCAAAATTTTACATTTAATGGAGTTACTCCTGATGATATTTACGTAATTAATATTGAAAGAGCTAGAATGAAACAAGGTTTAAAACCTGGTTCTTTAAATTTAACATTAACATCGGGATCAGCAGGAACGGCAGGAACACTCCACCTTACAGATGATAGTGTAACTACAACAGGTTCTGCTACTTTAACTAATTTAGGAAGACAATTTAATTTAGTAAGTGGTTCAAGTGGGGTTATGAATGGAACTACATTAGCACAAACTACTAGTGGTTCTTTTGGTTTTGTTTATCCAGATGCTGGTATTATTATTATGAATCCTAAAGCCCTATTAACTAAAATTGGAAATTTAGATAGTCCTGGAGCTCCAGCAATGACGGCAAGTCAATTTGATATTACTCCTGCAGTAGCCCCTAATGTTCATGGATTTAATATTAGAAAATTATATAATGCTATATCAGGTGGTGCATCTTTTACAGTAGATGCTGAAGAAAAAGTATCCTCTCAATTTTATTTTACTAGAGTAACCAATCAAGAATTTAATTATTCAACTAATCCTTCATTTACTCAAACAGACGGAACATTACAATTTGATTCTATGGCTAATAATCCTAAAACATTTATCACAACCGTGGGATTATATAATGATGCAAATGAATTATTAGCAGTAGCTAAATTATCTCAACCTTTGGCTAAGGACTTTACTAAAGAAGCTTTAGTAAGGATTAAACTTGATTATTAAGATGAAATGTCTACAGTATTTAAAAAATTTTCAAAATCAGACATATCGATTACCCCATTTACGGCACATAAACAAAGCACATTTACATCTGGTGCTTTAAGTATTGCGGGTGGTAGTTATTATTCGGCTTCTTTTCCTACTATAGCATATAAAAATGGAGCAAATTTTGAATGGGCAGGTACAGGTAGTACTGACGATATAAAAAATCATAAAAAATATTTTCAATTAGACCATTTATTTTATAAAAATTCAAAATTAGATTATGGGACTAAGTTTAGTACTATAAAATATTTTGATAATTATAGAGTATTATATGACAAAGTTAATATACTATCCTTACCCTACAAAACTATTGGTTATAAAATAAAACCTAATTCCTTTAATTTTACAAGTTCATCAGTATCTTTAAAAGATGATGGTAAGGGACATTTATATGATAGTAAGTTTACATTGGGAGATACTAACTTTAAAAATGAAAATAGTAGAATATTTTATTTAGGACCTGAACAGGGATTCAAAAAATATGATTTAAGTTTAGATAATGGTAAACAATTAGTAAATTTTAGTAGTACTTATTCTAAAAAAGGTTTATTAGATGATAGTTTTTTATTTAATGAATTAGAATATATAAATATTACATTTACTTCTAAAAATTTAGGTATACCTGGATCAAATGTAAATGGAAATAATTTTCCTTCCATAAATTTTAGTAATTCTACTATAAAATCTCCTCATAATACTAGATATAATTTTAATAATGATGATAATTTTGCAATAAGTTTTTTTGTTTCTAATTCAAATTATAATCCTAATAGTGATTTAAAAAAATATCTAATAAGTAAAAGTACTACTAAAACTATAATTCCTTCTCCTAATTTAGCAAATAATACTACTATAACAGGTTCAGCCCTGGGAAGAGAAGTTGAATCCGAACCTCAATATCCATTTGAAATTTATTATAAATCTAGTTCAATACATTTTGAAAGATTTGATGGTAATGTAATATCATCTGTATCTTCTATTGCTACATCTAGTGTAAGTAATGATACGGGAATGATTCATATTTTATGTCAAAAAACAGGTTCATTATTAGAACTTTATGTAAATGGTGTAAAACAAGCTACAGCAACCGATAATACAATTCAAACTCAAAATAAAGCTAATATTTACATAGGAAGTAAAAGTACTACTAGCAACTTTTTTACTGGTTCTTTATCTCAAATAATGATATTTGAAGACGGTTTATCACAAACTCAAATAAATAATTTATCACAAAGCATAGATAATAAACCTTATGTGGGAAATGTATTTTATAATAATGGTTTAGTAGCTATTACTAAACCTAACTATCAAAAATATTTAAATCCTGGGATAGGAAATCAAAATTTTACATTAACTTATAAAGGTACTCATTTAATTTATGAAAATGAATATCAATGCATGGCTGAACAACATGAATTTGATGTAACACTAAATCCATCAGCTCGTAAAATTAAGTCTAAAGACTCCGAAGATTTAGCTAATTTTGCTACGGGTTCTAACTTTAAACCTTATGTTACTACAATTGGATTATATAATGATAATGGAGAATTATTAGTTGTAGGTAAGTTAGGACAAGCAATACGTATGACTGATGAAGCAGATACTACTTATGTAGTTAGATTTGACACTTAAAAAATAGTTTTTATGAAATGGTTATATAAAGGTAAAGAGATTAATGAAATCTCAGATTTACCATCAAATACATTTGGTTTTATTTATCAAACAACCCACACACCTACTGGTAAAAAATATATTGGTAAAAAATCTTTAATGTATAATTTAAAGAAAAAATTAGGTAAAAAAGAAAAAGCTTTATGGGAAGGTAAAGGTCGTCCACCTTTGTATAAACGTGTTTTAAAAGAAAGTGATTGGAAAACGTATTACGGTTCACATCATATTATTAAAGAATATATAAAAAAAGGTTTTGATTGGACACTAAAACGTGAAATTATAGACATAGCAACAGATAAAAAACATTTAACCTACCTAGAGTGTAAACACCAGTTTGCACTTAGTGTGCTTGAAAAAGGTGAATATTTAAATGATAATATTCTTGGTAAATTTTTCGATAAAGATTTTGCATAGTTAATTATTTTTTGTATATTCCTCATATGAAGGAAGATCTACTTAAACAACTTTTAGAATCTATTTTAGGTCCCAGTAAATCAGCTAGAGGAGGAGATGAAGCTGTATTTCATTGTCCATCTTGTAAACATCATAAGAAAAAACTCACAGTAAATTTATCTACACAAAAATTTCAGTGTTGGGTTTGTAATTTTAAAGGTCATAGAGCATTTAAATTATTAAAAATTGTAGATGCTCCACCTAAAATATTTGATAATCTAAAAACATTAGATTTAGAATATAATTTTAAAAAAGGAAACCAATCTAAACAAAATCCTAACTTATTACAGTTACCAGAAGGTATTATTCCTATCTTATCTTCATCAGCAGTATTATCAAAACATGCCTTACACTATCTTAAGGGTAGAGGTATTACAGAGCAAGATATAGTTAAATACAATATACAATATTCTGAAGCAGGTGATTTAAAAAATATGGTAGTAATACCATCATATGACAGTAATGGTAGTATAAATTATTATGTTGGAAGATCATTTGATAAAAACGCATATATTAAACATAAATTAGCTCCTGCTACAAAGGACATAATTGGTTTTGATCTTTATATAAATTGGGATTTACCCATTATTTTATGTGAAGGTGCATTTGATGCAATGGCAATAAAAAGAAATGCCATACCTTTATTTGGTAAAAAAATATCTTCTACCTTAATGAAAAAAATATTAACATCTAATTGTAAAAAAGTATATTTAGCTTTAGATAGTGATGCTTTAAAAGATGCCCTTGAACATGCTAAAAAATTAATGAGTTATGGTAAAAGAGTATTTTTTATAGAGATTGGAGATAAGGACCCAAGTGAGTTAGGATTTGAAAAATTTCTTAAATTATTATACAATGCAGAAGAACTTACAAATTCTTCACTTATAAGGAAAAAATTAGCCTTATCATAACTTTCCATATTTATTATAAAAACTATAGTTAATGGCTAAATTTGCTCTATTACCTGGAGGATTTAAACCTCCCCATGCCGGACATTATAATGCCGCTAAATGGTTAGCTTCTAATACAGATGCTGATAGGGTAGTTGTAAAAGTAGGAGCAAGAGAACGTGATGGTGTAACCAGAGAAATGTCTCTTCAATTATGGAATTTATATAAAGATTCAGATCCAGATCCCCTTTCAGATAAAATATTAGTACAAGCATCTACATCAAATTCTCCCGTAAGTGACGTGTATGATTTTGTAGAAAAACAAGCACCCGAAGGATCCACTGTCTATTTAGGAATGGGTGAAAAAGACATTAGTGATGCACGTTTTAAAAATATAGGTAAATTTGCAGACCCTAAAAACATTAATTTTCAAACAGTATTAATACCACCTCAAGCAGGAGGAGTATCAGGTACTGAAATGAGGGGTTATATAAGAAATGATCAGGATACTTTTTTCTTTAGTGCATTACCTGATCATATGACTGATATGGATAAAAGGGATGCTTGGAATATAGTTACCCGTAAAAATGAAATGATGATGGGCACTATGACAGAACCCGAAAAGAAAAAACATACTAAAAATCTTAAAAGATTAAAAAAAGATCTTAAAAAACAAGGTGATCAATATATGAAAGTACCTAGTTATTTAAAAGGTACTTTAAAAAGAAAAATGTATGAAAATTTCCCTCCATACAAAGCAAAAGAAGTCCAATATACTAGATATAGAGCAAGTGATGTTTTTACTAGGGATCCTGATAAAGCTACTAAGTTAGGATATTTAGAAGAAATAGGAGTAAAACTTAAAAATTATAAAGGACAAGTTTTACCAGGTGATGTGATTAGAGCCCCAAAAGGATTTCCTTTAGGAGGTAAAAAATTAGAAAAATCTTTAATATTAAAAGTTCTTAAAAATTCAAGAGAAGGAGTTAATAGATATAAATTAAGTTTAGAAGATTTAAAAACAGGTAAAAAATATAGTGTTAGAAATTTTCAGATGGATGGTGAATATAAGGGAGAAAAAGTACCACAATGGAGTATGGTTAGACGTTCAAAACAAAATATAAAAGAAGGTGATCCTAAAGTAGGAACAGGTAAAAAGCCTAAGGGATCAGGTAGAAGATTATATACTGATGAAAATCCTAGGGATACAGTTAAAGTTAAATTCTCTACAAGACAGGATATAGTAGATACTTTAAGTAAAAAATCATTTAAATCTAAATCTCATAAACGCCAATCCCAAATTATTAATTTAATTCATCAAAGAGTAAGAGCAGCTATAGGTAGAGCAAAAGATCCAGCAGTAAAAAAACGTTTAAGATCTGCTTTTGAATATATTAAAAAACGTAAAGAAGCATCTAAACGAAAAACACAAAGAATGAAAAAAGAATCTTTATTTTCCAAAAATTGGTGGAAAGATATTATTAATGAAATACTATTAACAGAAGGAGGTGCAGCAGGACATATGGCTCATCCATTTAATTTATCTAATGTAAATTCAGGTAGAGATTTAAAAAACATATTTGAAAAAGCTGCTGATTCATTACAAAATAATCCAGGTTCTGTAAAAATAGATGGTGTTAATTCATCTATTCGTTTAGTAGATTTAGATGGTAAAAAACAGTTTGTAATGGATAGGGGTTCTAAAAAACCACTTGATATTAAAGGTATTACTAAAAATGATTTACTAGCTAGATTTGGTGATGGTCATGGAATGGTTAAAGTAGGTGGTGAAGTATTAGATATGTTTAATGAAGCATTACCTAAAATACAAGGTGATTTAGAAAAATTAGGTGCACTTAATAATCCTAATATATTATTTAATATGGAATATGTTAGTGGTAAAACTAATGTCCT